TCTGGGACCGCCACGGTTTGTGCCATCTTTGGCCATCGTTTTGCTCTCCTTTCGATTGATTTTTGGGGTGAGGGGTTAATACCCTGTTTGAATACGAATTTTTGCACACGGGAGCCCCAGCCCGCTGTCAACAATTTAGGTCCCGGAGATTTTGACCGCCCCTGGGATCTTTCTCACTTGTTGTGCCAGCGGTCTCCCATCTCTGCTGTTATCCGAGAGTGGCAAGACTTACAAAGTGCCATCAAATTCGATTCATCGTGTGTCCCACCTTTTTCCAGAGGCAGGATGTGATGCACTTCCTTGGATGGGGTAAGCCTTCCGTGTTTTTCACACGCCTCGCACAGCGGATGTGCCTTGATGTATTTGTTTCGTACACGCCGCCAAGCTGACCCATAACGCTCGCCACTGTCATAAGGACGTTCGTATTTGTTGTATCGAGTGTTCATCACCCTGGTGTGCTCCTCGCAGTAACGAGCGTGGGTGAGCTTGGGGCAACCAGGATAGCCACACGGTTTCTTTGGCTTTGTTGGCATTGGTTACCTCCTCTTAGGTATAAGAAAAGCCCGCGCAGATTGCTCTACACAGGCTTTCGTTTTATACTTTCGCAATTATATTATAGCACACTTACAAGGCGGTCATGTTGTGACAAAAGCGGTCAAACCTGGTCAACTTTAAGATTTTTCAAAAATTTTTTACTGTGTTATTCCAAAGCTTCTAAGAATTCCCTCGTCAACCTTAGCCATTGTTGTATCACTCAGATGTCCTATGAACTTTGTAAGCCTCTGTTTATCTATGGTTCTTATCTGCTCCAGAAGAATGGTGGAGGAAGACCAAAGACCACCTTCGTTATTGTAGACCGTTATGTGCGTAGGAATCGGTGGCTTATGTTGGCTGCTGGTCGGTGCAACGATGATGGTGTTGCTGTAGCGGTTACCTACGTCATTCTGCAGAACCACAACCGGTCGAATGCCACCCTGCTCGGAACCTTCACCCCAACCTAAGTCCGCCATGAATACATCTCCCTTTTTGATTATCATGGCGCACCTCAAATAATCGTGGGATTCTCGGGAACAACCACATGCTCCAAAGCACTATTGTGCCATCTTCGAACCGTGCGTTCTCCCGCACTGAGCTTTCTTGCGATTTGCTCCCAGGTGTAATTGTGTAGGTACCGATAACGTAGGACTATCTGCTCATCCATGTTTTTGACCCCGTCAATAACCACCCTTAATTCCGCCTTAAGCTTTACAAGAAGCTCGATTTCATCGTTGATTTTATCCTCAAGATCCATCACCTTAATAAGGCTCCTTACAAAAGGCGGGTCTGTCGGTCTTGTTCCTCCGTATTTCTCTCCCCAGGAAGGAGAAGAAATACTGGCTGCCATTCTGCGAAGGCTAGCCGCCTCTTCAATGTCGGAGTTGATCCGTTGCTCAAGGCGGTAAGCCTGACTCAAATATTCTCTTGCTCTCATCTGCTACACACCTTTCTAAGCTTTTCCATAACAAGCTCACCGTCGACACTCGTGAGAGTACGATACCATTCGGAGCGAAAGAAGCTCTCAAGCTCAGCAAGCTCTTGTTTTGTAGCCTCGCATTCGCTCCTTTTGAGGCTCTTCTTATATGCCTTTTTATAATCTCTGGCGGCTTGAATAATAATTGCGTTTGCGAGATTTTCATATGCTTGTATTTCTGTCATTTTCTCTCCTCACAGTTTTTCGATTTCGATATATAACCCGCAAGGCTCGTCCGACCACCTTTTTTCAATAATCTCTCTTGCGACCTGGGCGTCATCCTTCCAAAAGCCACAAAGTGTCATACAGTCCTTGAGGAGCTTTTGCAAGTTATCCGTATCCGGCTTTGTTGAGCGCCACTCACCATGCTTGTGCGACTTGCCTCTTGGGAAAAGCCAAATAACACGGAGTGAAAGAGGTCCGTCATAGGGTACCTTAGGTTTTTGTGACGTTAAGTGACCGCAAAGCAGGTCCTTCGCATCTTTGATTTGCGGCGGGTCATAAAATATCGGTTTATTGTTTACCACCCTAACCCTTCGTTCCTGTGCGGTAACAGTGGGCGGGTTCATTGCTAAAAAGAAATTCATTTTTTAGTTCCTTTCTGACTTGAGGACAACGGCTGGGGTCATCGTCAGTGATGAGGGTACAAAGGCTAGGCTTGCAGCCTTTGTTCCTCACACGTGACAACGCGGGATGGACACATCCTTATATAAAGCCTTTGCTCACCATATAGGCATAGGAGAAATCCGCCTTTGTCTGTCTTTATGTCGGTTAAAGGGGATTTTCCCTATGTCTGTCCGTTTCTTAAGACGTCTTTTTGCGTGTTACGATGCCCCGATCATTGTCATAAGCATCATCAAATTCTCCTAAATAGCGTCGAATTGTCTTCTCATCAAGACCCGTGTACTCAGCGATATCCGACACACGGGTGAAGCCGTTTTCGGCGCAAATCTCGAATGCAGTATCTATCGAGTTCCTGCGTTCTTCCTTTGTAGTACGTTTACTGCTCTTCGAGAGATTTGCAAGAGGCGAGCCTTCCGCATTTGCCTTTTCCAAATTGGAGTTGTCCAGGCGGTGAATTGGGTACTCAAACCAGAAGTTAATAGGCTTGAAGTTCTCGAACTCACGAAGGCTAGATTCCATTCTCCAGGCAGTTGCGTTTCCATCTCTGACATTATTCGACAAATCATCGTCAAGCTCAAGCTGAATCATGTCAAGCTGTGCATCCGGGTCACGTGCAAACACACCACTACCGGAGGCACGGTCAATTGCTCTCTTGCCTCCCTGCGCACCCTTACTGTGATGATGGCAGTAAATCGTAGCGCAGCCTGTTTCGGCGCAAATCTTATCGAACTGATTACAGAACGCAGCCATGTCCGAGGCATTGTTCTCATCTCCCGTGATAACCTTATAAATGGGGTCAATGATAACCGCGCTGTATCCGCTGTCCTTTACACGGCGGATGAGTTTCGGTACCAATCTGTCGAGTGGGACCGCAAAACCTCGCAGATTCCAAATCACGATGTTGTCCATATGCTTCATTGGCAGGTGCAATGCCTCATATATCTTCATAAAACGATTGATACATGAAGCGGGATCGATTTCAAGGTTAACGTAAAGAACACGTCCCTGTTTGCACGGGAAGCCGAGCCAAGGTTTACCCTCAGCCAACGCTATGCACAACTCCATCAGGAGGAAAGACTTACCAGCCTTACTGCTACCAGAAATCAGCATCTTATGTCCGCAGCGAAGCACACCTTTAATTAGCTCATCAGGAAGCTTCGGCGGATTGTCCTTATACTCATCAAGAGATACAAGACCGGGAAGTTCATCAGAAGCGCCTTCCACGAAATCCAGCCACTCGACCCAGGTCTTGCGGCCGATATTCTCACCGACAATGTATTGGTGATTGCCGTTTCTATCGGCGCCGGGCAAGCGGGACAGGCGGGAAGGATTGCGGTTCTGCTTATCCACTACAACACCGTTCTTTTCAAGGAAGTCATAGAGAAACTCTACGCGCTTACGGTACTCGTTGTAGTCCTCGGCATCTACCTTCACGATAGCGTGAAGGCTCTTACCACCGCTGTGTACAAGGCAAGCAATCGGCAACTCCAGCTTGCGATACATCGCATCCTGGTCGGCAATCGACATACTGTCTGACTCGACCAATGCGTACTTAAATTTGGTAATATGCTCGTTCTTCACACCCTCCCCGTTGACTGGATTAAAGCGAATCCAAGCACCCGCCTCCTTGTGCCAGTCACCTATCGTTGCGCCAAGGTCATCGGGATATTTATCCAGGGAGGCAATGAGCTGTCCCGCTGTGCGGTCATAGTAGCCTTTGCTCGAAGGCTTCCATTTTCCATCACTGTCCTCCCAGGATTCAGTAACGTAGCTGACCAAATCGTCAGCGTCGAAAAGGAGTGAAAGGTAGGTCCTAAGTTCCTTGACAGGGTTCCAGTTCTCCGTAGCCTGTGTATATGGGGTGAGATCATCTCCATCATAAGAAATGGTATCCGACCAATCCATCACACCGTTTCCATCATAGGGCGTCCAACCGCGTTCCTTTGCCATCTGTACAATCGTTGCCCCGGTAATCGGTGTGCCTGCCCCCTTGAAGGTGCGCCACTTTCGTTCGCACTCTCCCTTTTTATATCTGCGGTCAGCTTGACTCCACCTGTCCCATACTTCGCATGGATGCCCTTCTGCGTGAAGTGCCATACCCACGTTGATCCATTCCTGGTATGTGAGGGACGCCACATCTATTCGGTCAAGAGCAGATAAAATATTGCTCATTTTCTACGCTCCTTTACGGCTTGAATTTTGACGGCACCAATCCTCGCGGTACCATCCAGTTGTTCATTGCAAGACGCGAAATCATCTTGCTGGCATCATCAAATCTCCAAGTGCCGACCTGCAAAAAGCCGTAACGCTCAAGCAAACGAATCTGCTTAGGAGTCGAGAGTCCTTCGTCCTGTCTACGCTTGAGGCGGTCGATGATCATACTTGCCATACCGCTGTTTGTAACGCTCTCGGAGAAAATGCCTCTGTTTTCGAGAAACTGTAACTGCTTCTCCGAAGGCGGTGCCATCTCCCAGGCAAAGGTCGGCACATAATTGGCTAGGTCTTCTGCTGCGATTGACATCGCATACTGAAGCGGATCTACAAGCTGACGCTTGCGTTTACGCATCTGTGCAAGCTCCCGCGCCAGTGCCGCTTCTCTTTCAAGGAGAACATTTCGTACAGCCTCTTCCTCCTCTTCGATAATATCTACTTCACCATCGGCCACCAGGAAACGCTCGTCCATTTTCTTCGTGATTTCCTCGTCCTTAGAAACAAGAGCTGAGGGTCTGCACAAATCGTGGCGATCTGTCATCCACAGAAAATCAAGAAGGAGAAGATGATCCTTATTGGGTGCTGTTCGCATACCGCGTCCCACCATCTGCTGATAAAGGCTTCTAACTTTGGTTGGTCTAAGAACGACAACACAGTCCACCTCCGGGCAATCCCAACCTTCCGTCAGCAGCATACTGTTGCAAAGCACGTCATACTGACCGCGTGAGAAATCGTCCAGGATTTCTGCCCTATCCGCACTGTTGCCGTTTACCTCTGCAGCATTAAGACCATAACGATTCAATAACGCACAGAACTTTTGAGAAATCGACACAAGCGGCAAAAATACAACAGTCTTCCTGCCCTTACAATGATTCACCATCTCGTGTGCGATTTGGTCGAGATAAGGATCAAGAGCCGAGCCAAGTTCTCCAACAGCGTAATCTCCGTTGGAAAGTCCTACCTGACCGATATCGAGTTTCAGAGGAATAAGGAGCGCTTTCACAGGACACAGATGTCCTTCCTTGATTGCTTGGCTCATGCTGTATTCATAAGCCTTGCTGTCAAAATACTTTCCGAGATTTCGTTGATCCCCACGGTCCGGTGTTGCGGTAACACCGAGAATGTTGGCGCTTGAGAAATGTTCAAGAACCCGCTGATAACTATCGGAGAGACAATGATGTGCCTCATCCACAATGATGTCTGTAAAATAATCGTGAGCAAACTGTGCCAAGCGCTTGGGTTGCGCCAAGGATTGCACCGAGGCAATCGTAACAGGCACGTTACTTCCGATTGATGTACTACTTGCTTTTTCGAGAACCGAATCAAGCCCACAAGTCTTTTTCAGCTTGTCTGCTGCTTGTTCCAAGAGCTCGCCGCGATGTGCCATAATCAAAGCACGACCGCCTTGCTCTACTCGATTTTGAACGACCGAAGAAAAGACAACCGTTTTGCCACAGCCTGTGGGGAGAACAAGAAGAGTCTTCCTGTTCCCCACAGACCATTCGTGCAAAATCGCATCTCTCGCCTCAGTCTGGTAAGGTCTGAGAGATATCATTGAGTCTCCTCCTTAGAACGGAATCTCGTCATCGGGACCGAGGGTTACAAAGCCACCCTCATCCTTAAAGAAAGCGGGATCGTAATCGATGAAACGCTCGATATCGTTCGCCACCTTCTCCTCACCATTGTTATTGGTGTACTTGCGAGGCTTGAAGTGTGCACGTCCCTTGGAACCCACAACACGGTTCCAGTCCATCACGAGTCTTTCGCCGTGCTTCTTCTGACCAATGCAACGGAAGAATGCAGAGATTCTCCACTCAAGGCTACGGTAAAGAATGAGGTCAAACTTGACGGTAGCAATTCCTTCTGCAGTTCTTACAAGAGCCGTAATGGCAGCCTTGTTACAAGCAGGAATCTTAGTGCTTCCGGGGAAACGACCGCGCTCAAATCCGGTAATTTCAAAATTGTAATCTCCCTCTTCAAGGATAATAAACTCCTGACCATCGGTCTCAATGGCGGAATCCCAATCCATGCACATATCCTGTGCGGGTGCGTTGTAATTGTTATAAGACATAATTTTTCCTCCTAATTAGCTGTTGTTATGATGAATGGTGGTAACGATGCGCTCCCAGTTCGGGAAGAGCCATCTGCTGACGAATTCCTCGGAATAAAGGTCAATGGGTGTACTTTCGGGATAATGTCCCTTGGCGGCTACGAGTTTCTGAAGTTCTGCCTCTTCAATCTCTGCCTCTGTCAAAAGGCGGATAATTTTGCTCATCGTCTCCTCGGGGAGCGTTTTCGGCTTGCTCTCACCGAAGATGTGGCGAATGAGACTGAAATCGAGATCCATCTCATCGGGCAAGCCGTGTCTGTTCTTTGCGTCCCAACAAGGATGGTGTGTTGCGTACATCACACGCTTTCCTCCCTGCGCCTTTTTAGCATTGCTTTCGGTTGTGACCACGTAGGTCTTGAAGTTGACGAACAGCAAGGCATCGCACCACTCCTTGAGCAGCGGAGCCACCTGCTTTGAGAGCTTCATCTCCCAGCGGTCATATGCGCCCATCTCGTCGGGCTGTTCAAACTTACGCATCTTTGCGTGAGCTGTAACGATAACATTGATACCAACGCCAATCACGGCATCAAGCGCTTCAAGCAAGCGTCCATACTCCTCGGAAAGGTAGGTATAACCCTTACCATAGCCAAACTCCTCAATACCGGACTTCTTGTATTTGTTCAGGATGTATTCGGTACACATGATTTCCGCTTTGTCTGCGGTATCTACCGTAATGGTCTTACAGAGAGTAGGATTCTTCGCTACCTCATGAAGCATCGAAAGCAGCCCTTCCCAGGTATCGGCTTTGGGAAAACGTGCAACGTCCATTTGATCGGTGCCATTCTCCAAATCGAAGAATACACACCCGTCTGCCTGGGATGCGAAGGTGGACTTGCCTACGCCCTCGGCACCATAAATGACCAGTCTTACCGGTCTGTTTCTTTGTCCTCTTGTAATTTCAAGCATTTCTCTTCCTCCTTAACTAAGCGAACACGATTGCTCTTTTACGATTGCAGCGCCAGGAATCTCGGCACCTGCCTTGATGAGCTTCTTGACATCCGACTTGCTGACCTCGGGCTCCTTGTAACGGATGAAGGTATCGTAACCGTTCTGCTCAAGCCACTCGACAGTTGCTCTGCCATCCGCAACATCCAGTTTTTCGGTATTACGATAACGAACTGTGGCTACACCGCAATCGGTGTTCTCTCCTCCGCACTCGCGCTTAAGGATTTCCATGATACGATCGGCTTTTCGTTCTACACGCTGTCTGCGTTCCTTAAGCCTATCCTCCTCAGCCTTAATAGCTGCGGCATCCGAGCGACAGTTGAGAACGAGCTTTGCAAGATACTCAAGAATCCTGGAGCGTTCCATCTGTAGTGCATTGATTTCGGCAAGTACAGAATCAAAGTCTGCGCTTACCTCTCCCGTTTCGGGATCGGGTTCAAGGAGGAGCAGAAGATTTTCAAGAGCCTCGTTTACCTCATACAGCTTCACAGCTCTCACCTCCCACAACTTCCTTGATTGCAACCTCCTCCACCGTATCGCCGGGTACAAGGATTGTTACCTTGCAGGGATTTCCGAGAAGCTTGCGAAGAATCCTTTCACGAAGCGTAATGGTGCGGCAAGCAACCACTCCCTCGTTCTTGGGTTCTTTTGAAACATTGATTGTAAGATTATGTTTCATATGCGTTCCTTTCCGAGAGGCTAAGATTTTGTTTTGCGCCTCTTCGTCATACGGAGATTTGAAAGGCGTTTTGGGGACCCATTTTTCAAAAATTTCTGTAGTTTTTTGCAAAAACTTTTTTAGCCGACTCAATTGACTTGGAAACAGCCTTGTGATCCACGCCCTCCATACGTGCAATCTCTCGAATGCTAAGTCCTTCCGCAAACAAAGTGAGTCTACGAACTTGGATCTCACTGAGATGCGACATTGCACTCTGTACTCTCTTTGACAGCTCGTCCCTTTCCAACAAAGAATCAGGAGTGTCAGGGTCAGCGTACTCTTCTCCCTCGTAGTCGATAGCATCATAGGAGTAGCAGTGGTACCTTTCCTTGCGGTCAAGGTTGTCCTCTTTCCTTCTGGAATCGACGATGATAGAACCCACGTCCTCACCAACTTCAACTTCGGATACATCTCCATTGGCAAATGTGTACTTGATTTTCATTTCTTTGTCCTTTCTGCTTGAGCGGACAAAGGCGGCGAAAAACAAAAAATCGGTGTATCCTGCGACACACCGACCGGTTGCACCTAAAAAAGAGCGCGACAAAGTACGGTGGGTACGACAGAATTTTTTCGAATTCTAAACATTCACGATTTTCTGTGTATCCCGCCGCCTTTAATGCGCATCTCAAGGCTTTGAGAATTTTATGTATTCGACTTTGACAGAGCCGTAACTGAAGCTACAACAAAAAATGGGGCTAAACTATACAACGAAAAAACGCTGTACAGCTTAACCCCAATTGGTTCTTCCACGATGCCAATTCATCGTGGGTAATATTTGATTATAAATGCCCATATAATAAAAAACAGGACAGGAAAGACTCCATACCACCTTTATAAGGGTGATATGTGTCTCACTTGTCCCAATTGACCTTCCTTCGTCCCCATTGACGAAGGGCTTGAGGATCACTCCTCGTATTTAGTTACTTTGATTTCCATTACCGCGATGATGCCATTCGAGCGACGCTTAATTTCGACGTTGTTACCACGATTCAAAATCGCTTCAATTCGGTTCATAATACGGTCACGGCGTTCCTGCGTGATGGGCGAGTAATGGTTCTTGCTACTGAAGTTAGGGGTATTGCTGGCGTTTTTCATAGCGGCTTTTCCTTTCTATATAAATTTTTGGCAGGAATTAAAAAATCCCAAACCGATGCTGTGTAAAAACAGTCGATTTGGGAAAATTGGCGCAAAACAACACGCCAAGCAGATTTTAAATAAAAAATCCGCAAAGCACCCAAGTCAAGTGTTTATTTAACACAGCGGTGAGCTTTGCAGATTGCCATTGGACTTATTCTCGGTAGGCCTCGGATATATCACGAGCGCGTAAATAGAATTTGCCGTGCGAGTATTGCACAACTCAAGAGAAATAAGTAGCCCTTCCAATTATTCGTGTGATGTTGATGAATAAGAGGTTCAACGGGCGACTTGCTCAGAGATGCGCCCTCCCTCACAGGTTAATCGACATTGTTCTATTTAGCCTCCTTTGTACTAATTTTTGCCTGCGTCTAAGCAGACTTCTTACATATAACATTTTAGCACAAAAAAGAGAAAAAATCAATCCGCAAATATGTACGAACTTCACGAAAATTTTGGACTAGAAAATATACAAAAGGGAGATTTTCCCTTTTGGGCGAAAAAAACTGCAAAAAGCCCTTGCAAAAAGCCGATTGTTGTAGTATAATATCAAGGCTGCACATCATGGAGAGGTGTGGCCTTTTTTATACCGCTTTCTTCCTGATTTCATATATGGCGAGTTTACCATCACGCTTCTGTCGGATCTCCACATCGTTTCCGCGAGCGGTGATGGCTTTTATTTTTTTGACAAGCTCGGCGTCTTCCGAAGAAATCACTCCGACCCTTGGAATAATCTTTTCGCTTGTAACAACAGACTGAATCTCATTCATATACATTTCTCCCTAATTTTAATAAAACAAAAGAAGCCTCCGAACAAAAGACTCCTAACTTGGAATCCTCTGTACGGGGGCCTCTCATTCAATAAAGATGGTTTAACTTATCCGTCTTAGCGTGTGCTTGCTCTCTCGGCTTTACACTGTCTCTATTTCAGACCGACCGAGCGCCGCACACACCGTTTATATTAAATTTGTTATGCTTTCGCTTAACGACTTTCCCTTTGGTACATAAACCTCAAATTGCACGTGACGTCTACTCATTACCTTAGATACAGTAACCGCTCCGCACTTCTCGCACTTGACACGAGTAAGTCCTTCGGTATCCTGAAAACCGACATTGGTCGTCTTACAATTGAGGCATACAAAAGGTACCGCCTTACTATTTTCTGTTTTCTGCACTGTAATCACCCTCCTTTTTCCCTAACAACAAACCGAACTACTGACTTAAACCTTATAGCATGGTTGGGAACTCCGATGCACAAAGTTTAATTTGTTTGTATGTATATGCCATATATAACGAACGGGGCAACTCGTCATATATTAGCTTCTGGCAAATAGCCTTACTACTTGTTCAGGGGTGTAAACAGGCAAACAGACTCTCTTTACTACTTCCATAGCCTGCACAGAAGTATCACACTTCTCGCAGACATACCATCCTTGACTATCCTCTAAATAGAGGTCCTTATTAACAGTGCCGCATACCGGGCACTCACATGTATATCTCTTCATCCGTTTCCTCCTCTCCTTAACGGTAAATATATCCGGGCATTATAATCTCCCGATCAGCGTCCCTTGGCATCTTCTTTTCATCAAGAATAAGCGCCGGGATAATAGACTCCTTTCCGTATCTGTTTCGGATCTCATCTACTGTATGATTTAATCGTGACTTCCTTTCGTGTCCTTCGTAATCGTAGAACAACATTGTCTGCGTTGGTATTTCTGTGCTTTCGAGATTTATGGCGGACACCGTCAGTTGCCTGATATGTTGCCTCCACGAATATCGCTCTTTTAGTAATTGATAAGCTGCTTTTGCGATGGTTGCTTCATCCTGTGTGGGAACATACAGAGTGGTCTGCCATCCATATCCAATAAGTTGATTGTCTTTTACAAAGAGTGAAACGCCCTTCGAGCGTTGATTCATGAGTCGCAATTTATAACCGATATCCTGGGCTAAGGAAACTATAACCTTATGAGCTTCTTCTTCATTTTCCAGATCTGCCTTGCAAGTGATGCCGTGACCGACTGATTTCGCTGGGGCGGTATAGTCTTGATGGGCAACTCTTGAGGTATCCAGTCCATTCGCAAACCTCCAAAGGTCTACTCCGTTTTTGCCGAACTTACGCTTCATTGTTTCGGGGTGAAGCCGTGCAAGGTCTCCAATCGTCCAAACACAAATCCCTGCAAGCTTAGCCGTGGTTGCACGTCCACAGTACAGCAAATCAGAGCAAGGAAGCGGCCACACCTTCTCTTTGAAGTTCGATTCTGTAATCTCCGTAATAGCATCCGGCTTCTTCATATCCGAACCAAGCTTCGCAAAAATCTTGTTGTAGGACACGCCTATGCTAACCGTAAGACCCAACTCGTCTTTGGCCGCTTGTCTAATTTCCTCGGCTATTTCCATAGCCTTTTGTGGTGTATGGGTTACATCGAGCCAACACTCGTCCATTCCAAATGGTTCTACTTGATCTGTGTACCTTTGGTAAATACCATGAAGGAACCTGGAGAATTTCAAGTAGTAATCATATTGTGGTGGAACGATGATGAGATTAGGGCAACACTGCTTTGCTTGCCAGTTTGCCATACCGGTCTTCACGCCTGCCCTCTTTGCGAGTTCCGACTTTGCCAAGACGATTCCGTGCCTCTCTTCGGTAGAGCCACAAACCGCTACAGCTTTTCCTCGCAGCGAAGGTTCAAGGACAGTTTCAACCGATGCATAAAAGCAATTGGCATCGCTATGTAAGATTGCCCTACTACTCATTGCGAATCATAGACCTCCTTTACGGAGAACCATGTGTTGGTATCTGCCTCGTAGTAGATTTGGCGCTCTTGGCTATCGATAATAACGGTGTACTCAATCGTGGCGATTGCTCTAACCTGGTGTGGGCAATATCTTCTCGTTCGAATCACCTTTGTAATTTCGAAGGTATTGTCCTTGAAGAATAGCTTCTTCGGTTTGAACGTGCCATCAGTCATGAACACCGCTTCGACAGCCAGTGGCATTCTGCGGTAGGTAGTTGCCATGTAACCACCTCACAGATCTTTGAGAACCTTTACCGCTACTCCCTGCACTGTGAGTTGATCCACATAGATGTCTCGCATCCTTCTATTCTCGGGATGCAAGTAGTAGGATTTTCTGTCCTCATCAAAACCAAGCCTTTTGAGCGTTACTTCATTGTCTACGAGAGCTACTACAATGTCGCCAATCTCGGCAGTCTCCTGCTGACGAATCAGAACAAGGTCTCCGTCCTGGATTCCCGCCCCAACCATCGAATTGCCGCTAGCCGTAAGAAGAAAGAACTTACCGCGACCAATCAGTGATTCAGGAAGGCGGACATATCCTTCGACATACTCCTCAACCTCCGTTAAGGGGCCACAAGGTACTGCGCCAAGAATAGCAATCGACCTCATGCTCTTATTGTCAGCAAATGCGTTGGATTCGTAGCCATATCTTCCGCGAGACAGTTTTCCCTCTCCCTCAAGAGACTGAAGGTATCTGTGTGCAGTTGCTCTACTGATTCCAAACTCTGTGCTAACCTCAAGTGCCGAGGGACCGTAGCCATTGGCATCGCAATACTCGTCAACGAACGTCCTGATGTCATTCAGCAATTCACTGTTTTTCGTTCTCATTGCAATGTTCTCCTTTCTATTTGAGACGAGCGTCTCATTTAGAGTAGCCTTATTATACACCTAAATCGTTTCTTTGTCAAGAGGTGAGGTGTCATTATTTCACGACAATTAGAATTTTTGAGGAATATTGTAAAAAAAGAGCGTTACCACCAATCTACTGATAGTAACGCTCTTTCCCTTATTTGATTATGATAAAGTCATCAACACCATCAACAAATTTTGCATAGTCAATTCTAATAACACCTTCTATGCCGCCATGATGAAAGCACATATGTCCTGCCCATCCGACATAGCATATTTCGCTTTCGGGTAACAACGCAACGATATCCGTGGTTTCTTTGATTGTTGGCTTTTCCCCACCAAAGGTGATGCCCTCTCGCTCGGCATCTTGATAAAATCGTTGGCATGTCTCTTGATCTTTCATATAGAAATAAACCTTGTCTGCCCTTTTGATGAATTGTTTAATTGTACGCATAATAAATACGCTCCTTATAAAAAATTCCTACAAGAAGCGAAAAAGCAATCCCATCGTCACGACAGGATTGCTGATTTGCGTATCACTACCCTATCGTTCAAGCTTTGGCACCTTACCTTTCGGCAGGTTGTCGGCGGTCACAGGGCTTGTCCCTCACGCACTCTTAATAGGTTGTAGATATTGTAACATTTTTTCTATGGTTTGTCAATCTTAAGATGTCGCCTAAATACAACACCATAATCAAATTTTATATTTTTCCCTTCACGTACTTAACGCTATCTACAGCACATGGTAACGCACTACCCAAGCATTCGCCTACCGCGACAACACATCCATATACGTCCTTGTTATCTCGCCCCAATGGAACAATGACTCTGTCCCCGATACATAGGGACAACGATCCGGGAAAATAATAATATGTATTTCTCGGCTCTTCCTCTAGCTCAACCTTACAGAACTTATAAATGTTTCTGTCGTTAGTATTATGCTTATTGGCCGCTCTAGCTAGTGTCTCCCTATTAAAGGCTTCTTGAACTGCCGCATGGAATTCTTCGGCAGTTTCGTAATCCATAGGATTAGCAAACCTTAGTTTTGAAGGAGCCAGATATTTGCGCCATCCATATTTTCGGTCTTCGATGGCAGCAAGGTATTCTGTTTCCGTTTCATAATCTAGCGGACTGATTCCATACTTTGATCCATCAACACAACTAGCGCGCCACGCAAAGCGACGAGAAAACTGGTACTTGTCTTCAGACGATTCAACGGAGCGGATATAATCCTCGACTTCATTAACCATTTTTGGAAGAACTCTTTGTATACGCTTGTCGTCAATTTTTTCAGCAATCGGCAAAATATACGTTTGAAACGACTCCATGGTTTCGAGTTCCTCCCAATTGGAGCCATCGGAGATGATGCTTTTCAAAACTTCTTCTTTCCACTTGCTTTTAGCATTTGCATTCATCATTGCTGCGATAAAAATGACTTGTGCTATACGCTCACGATGTGTCTGCAATGCTCTAACAATTAATTCCGGCACGCAAT